GCTGAGACAGTTTCTTGGTATACAAGACCAATGGCGTCTGTTAATGGATCACCATTTAGTTGCCAGTAGTTACCGCTATCGTTCTTATATAGTCCTACTTTTTTGTTGTTTATCATCAAGTCAACGTACTTGTTTACGGTTTTTGTTTCGTGAGGATACATGAAACTTCTTACTAAGAAAGGTTTCATTACTTCATATCCTTTAATATTGTACTAAAATATTTGATTCCCTCTTGATACCTGAATACAGCATCCGCTGCTGTCTTCTTTGCTTGTTCTAGTTCTGCACACTTGTAACAAGTATTGCAAGGGATATACCCTGTAATTTTGCCATCTTTACCTTTTAATGTACCTTTTGGCTGAAAGCACGTCCATACCATATCTAACATCTCAGGACACTCTCTTATAATTAGAGCATACATTTCTGATTTTGTTAAAAAGTCTAATGGATTTAGTATTTGCGGTACTTGTCTAACTTCTTTTAAGTCAACACCGCTACCATCTAAAACATCGCTGGAGTAGAGTGCCATAATTTTACGGTACTCTCTAAATTGTAAACGCATACGCATGTCGTCTTCTGCGTTAGCACCCATCATAAACCATTTAAATTTAATTCCTCCAGGCTGTCCTAAAACTACCGTCATAAAAGCACTTAGTCCTGATACAATGATCGGAACCTCTCTAGTATGAGGAAGCATCGAAAGCATACTCTTATCATTACCATATGGCAACTTAAAGAATTCTGCTTGTTTCTGTGTGTAAAACGCCATCGCGTCCGCAAACAAGCCGTAGCGTTGTTCGTACCAGTGCACACAGAAGGGGTGCAATTCGGGGTCTCTTGCTGCATAGACTAGAGCCGCTGTGGACTCTATTCCTGCACTAACTGGCATGTAAGTATTAGTTCGAGGGTCTGCTTTCGCTATTGCTTCGGTTATCTGTGAAGTTGTCCTAAGCGTTGGATTCTCGACTATACTTGCTAATATCTCTGTCATATTATGCTCCTAAATCTTTAATTACGTTTGCAACTGCAATGTCTCGCAGCGCTTGCATCTCTGACATTGACTTGAACTTAGCGTTCACGACAATCTCTGATACCACGTAATTTTGCGGTTGAACTAAATTGACCAGTATCAACGCGGCTTCATAAGGGTCGATAAAGTACTCTCCATCTTCCACTCCCTCTAGTATTTTAGAGTTTGTCCACCCCATCGAAACATTGTGTATTCTACACTTGTTCTGATGAGGATAGCTTTTAGCTGCGGCTATACAGTAATCCCTCAACTCTGCCTTGTCACTCTCATAGATATCTGAACCTATAGAGTAGTAACAAGTAGCCGATCCTGTGTTAATAATAACCTTATTATTATACTTTTCCCATTGTGTATGTAGTATTTTGAGAATTTTATTCTGTGTACGAGGTGCCCATGCGTGATTAAACACAACATCAGCGTCAAACTTAAGTATATCGTTGATGACATTATCACCACCTAATCTTAAATCATACCCTGTTTTGCGGCTGTATCCACGAACGTCTGCACCATTAAATTTACAGTATTCGTAAATTTCTTTACCAATACCACTAGTGTGACCTGTTATTGCAACACGTGTTCCTCTTAACATATTATTTTCCTAATTTCCTACTATAGTTGAATCAAACTAATGTACATGGTACCAAAGACGAATATTCCTAGAATTAACGTTGCGACATCATCAAAGTTGTCTTTGCCAGCAAGGTTGAAGTTGTGGCGGTTAACTCTAATCGTTTGATACATGCAATTAGCAGTTGTTTTTATATATTTCATTATTATATACTTTATCCCATTTGTCAAAACTGTAATCGTTACCTATTTCAAAGTCACAGCCTACAGGACAGTTCGGTATTGAAAAACCTCGATCTTTTTGAACGAAGGTTTTCAGGTTTGTACAATAGATTTCCATTTCATCTTCTGGTACTTCTGCTAGAATTGAATCATGCACAAGTCCGAATATCTTGGATTTCATCCCTTTTCTATTGATGTAATGTTGCATATCAATCGCACCCAATAGGTTTATGTCCGATGCGACAGATTGTACTAAAAAGTTAATTCCACTTCTTACCTCGTGAGACGCAATGCCCTTGTCCTTACTTTGAGCATTGGGAAGCCTACGCTTCCGTCCGAATTCGCTGTAGATAAAAGCATTAGCACGAATAAACGTACCGCAGTCATCTAACCACTTCTTCAGATTAGGGAATGATTGGAAGTATTCGCGGATAACTTCTTGAGCATCATGCATTGAGAACTCTGTTCCAGAGTCCTTCGAAACTTGCCATGAGATTTTAGCTGGGCCTGCACCATACATTATACCAAAGGTGACGGCTTTTGCTTGTTGACGTTTGTCTTTGTATAATTCATCGACATCCTCAACTTCACATGGTAGTTTAAAGACTTGCTTTGCAATACTAGAATGGAAGTTGCCTCCACTCTTGAATACATTTTGCAGTCCTGCGTCTTTCGCCAAAACAGCGGCAACATACACCTCTGCCGTTGTTAAGTCCATAGAGACGATTTTATGCCCTTCATTTGCTAATATACAGCCTTTGACCGTGGGGTTATCCCTCGGAAGCTGTTGCATATTCAATTTACCACTAGAAGAGAGCCTACCAGAAGTAGTTCCGTGCAAGTTAAAACCTGTACGTAGCCTACTGTCCATATCAAGATTTGGTATAATCTTGTCAAGATAAGTAGTCTTAATCTTGTTCTTCTGACGTATCTCTAAGATATGTTTAGGTACTGCGTGCTCTTCAGCGAGTTGTCCTAAGACTTCCGCATCTGTGCTGTGGGCGCCAGTACCAGTTTTCTTACCCGTTGGGGTTAGATTGATAAAATCGAATAAAAGGGAACGAAGTTGAACTGTGGAATTCGGGTTAAAGTCTTTACCCTGTGCTTTCTCAAACTGTCTCACTTCAGGAAATTCGTATAGCTCTGCAACTGCTTTTGCTATATCTTCCTGCATTAAACCCTGAGCAAACGTTAGTCGCTCTGAGTCGAAAGGAACACCATTGCTCTCAACTTGCCTTAAAAAGTTACAGCCCTCTAAAAGAATATTCTCATAGACCCATAAGAGTCTCTTGTTCTTCTCGATTGCTGGCTTCATCTTCTGATATAGTGCAAAGGTTACAACTGCGTCCATCGCTGCATAATCTTTCATTACATCAAAAGGTATTAGGTCATAACTAAAAGATTCTTTTAGTATGCCATGTTTACGCCTGTACTCAGCGCCCCAATCTTCTAACGGCTTCTCATAATCTCCATAAGGAGTATGCTTCATCGCTAGTTGTTTGAGACCGTGTGTGCCAGGGTTCTCGTCGAACATATAATGCATAAGCATTGTATCTTCGAAGTGTGGAAACTCGAAATTAAAATGGTAAATAAACCATTGTAAATCGAACTTCGCGTTGTGAAATACTACAACTTTCTTGTTGAAGAGTTCCTGCATTTTTGCTTCGACTTCTTCATCAATTACGTCGCAATCACAATATATACCGTGATCAGGCTCATAAGACATAGAAAATCCAAGCATATAACCGTCCCTACAATATAAAGCAGAGGTCTCGGAATCGAGTGCAATATATGGGAGTGGGTGGTCAATCGCCGCTTGTACGAATTTAATCGCTGTTTCTTTATCTTGTATGCCATAACATTTATCTTCTGATAGTTTCTCTATTTTTAGTGAGCCGTCTACGTATCCGCTGATGCTTTCTATAGCTTCCTCGAATGCTTTCTTCGCCTCGGGTTTAAATTTTATAATTGCTGGATTCATGAGAGCTAAGAACTTCTCATCTATTATCTTTCCATTATATTCTGTTACTGAAGTTTTTCTAGTAAACTGTTTAAATGCTTCCGCACCAACTAAGATAAGCCAGTCATAATCGTCTGGGTTAATATCTAAGTCTACATCTTTCTTTAGTACTTTTTGAACTGAACTATCAGAACATAAAGCAAAACGGTCAAATTCAAACTCAAAATATTTATCGAAGTTTGTACTTGTTGGTTTAGTCTCTATAAGTGCTATTTTAGCCATTCTAATAATTCTCCATAAGTTAGGGTTTTAAATAAATGATAATCTAAATGGTACTTGAAAGTAGTTCGGTTTAAATGGAACTGTCCTTCGCCTAGATTACCCCTGTGTTGTTTATTTGAATAGTTCATATCTTTGCAGATACCTTCACTATCCACCTTAAAGATTAACACCATATCTTTAAAGAATACTCCGTAAAAGAGTACATCAAATTCTTGTTTTTTGACTTGCTGGATATTACAATCCCAGTCATAGTCTTGCCATTGGTGATACATAATATCGCGATTGGCTTCGCATTGTAAAGCCTTAAACAAATTACTGTCCGTTATCTTTAACTCTGCTTTCTTCTGTACTCGTGAAAATTTACACTCTACCCTAGATGAAGTGTCAGTATCGAATAAGTCGTAACTAAGCTGTGAACTTGTATCTGCTCTTATAATCTTTTTAATCATAATCTCGGCAACTGTGCCGAATCTACGAGTATGTAGTGCGAAGACTGCTTTTTGTAACTGTTCACTATCCATATAATTTTTCTTTTAGTCTGTGAACTTGAGCTGGCGTGAATGAGCCAGGGTCTTGCCCATCTTTTAATTTAATTGTTTGCACTGCTATTTCCATCTCTAGTGCTATTGTTTTAATTCGTTCTGCGGCTTTCTGACCTGCGTCATCACCGTCAAATATAATATCTATTCCCTGCACTCCTTGTAGTTTGAGCAGAGATAACTTGTACCAATCCATTTGCTGTGTCCCGAAACAGCAAACTGTATTCTTTAAGCCGTTGTCCCATAGATTGAGACAATCAAAAATTCCTTCTACTAATATAACTCTATTAGATATTGTTTTAACCTTAGCTGGCGTGAATGGCATCTTTACCCCGTGTGGGTAGATATAATACTTGTCTTGTCCATTCATCGTGCCTGCAATACTTCTTCCTAGTAATGCTACTGTCCGTCCTGTTAAATCACGAATCGGGAAGATGATCCTGCCTTCAAACTTTGGAACATTCCAAGTGAAAGCTTGCCATATCTTGAGAGTTTTCTCAGAGATATTGCGGTACGGACCACCTTTCCAATCAATGCGGTCTTCTGGGAGTTGAATACCGACTGTTTCAGAACGTGCTTTGGCAATCTTTTCTTTAATTCTGTGTAACCTTACTTCTAATGGACTCTCTGGTGCACCGAAGTAAGTAAATAAGTTACCTTTGTAACCACAGGCAAAGCAATGGAATATTCCTGTTACTTTGTCTACTCTAAGGCTTGGGTTACTGTCATCATGCTCAGGATTTAGGCATGCTATTAGTGCGTCCTGTCCTTTGACAGTAAACGGCATTTGTTTTTCTTGTAATAAGTCTATTGCTATCATTTATAAGTATATTATACAGTAATTTTGACCTTGTGTCAAGTATTATTTTTCTTTTCCATAGATTTAATTCTTTCTTTTCCAAGGACAGACTTATGTTTCCACTCTAGTTCGTCCCCCAATTTTTCAAATTCTGTCATCTTGACACCACTCGGGTCGACCGAATCTTCATAGTAAATGGACTTCCATACTAGCTCGACCATCTGAAAATAGATTGCAACTGCTTTATCTCTAAAATCTTTGTCTCCCCATAGATACCATACTAACCAGTATTCTTTATCTATACGACAGACTCGTATCTCCTGTTCTCCTAATTCTGGAAAGTCTTTTACAATCTCTGCGTATGCTCTCAGTCGTTGAGAACCAGCGATTGGATACCAGTTAGGCATCGTTAGAATAGGCGCTTTCATGCCATGTGATAGTAATGAATCCATTAAAGGTTCATTCAAGGGGACGGATTTAATATTCTCCTTTACCTTGTCTTGTTCTAGTAACCAGTTTATCTTGCGGATATACCACGTATTAGGTGGCATTGGTATAAGTTCAGCAGTTTCTCTACTTACTCTGTTGTCTGCCATTCCTCTAACTCCTCGCGTATAGTAATTATATCTTCTTCTAACTCTTGCCATCTAGAGACGCTATTGGTTACTTTCTGCATCTGTTCTAGTAAGATCATTCTATCAATCTTATTAGCCCAACTCTCTATCTCAACTTCCATACTTCCCATATCTATTTGTCCTTGTTTCCTGTCATAGTCCTTTTTTGACTTATGAGCGCCTGCCCCAGCTTTATTTCTGCTATACTTTGCTACCGGGTTGTTGTTTTTCATATATTTCATCTTGTTCATCCATCAATTCTTTGGATTCTTTCTTCCAGTCTATCTCGGGGATACTACCGCCTGTCTGCATCCAGTCTACCTCGTTTATATCGGGCATTCCGTCCCAATCCTCATACCATTTTAGGCATATAGCTCCATCAACTAACGTCACTTTGAAACTCTTTCCTTCATAGAATCGCATTGATTCCATACTTAATTCTTTATCAAAGATTATATCTTCGCCCTCACGAACAAAGGTATAGTCTACAAAGGTCATTCTATCCTTTAATAGTTCCACCAACACTTCTCCTTTTAATATCGTTATGATTAAATTCTGCCCAATAAAGTTCAAATGCAACTCCACCTTCTAATCCTTCGAACTGATGAATTACACCAGGCTTGACCTGTGTGAAGTCTCCTGCCTCTAGTATTGTTTCATCAACTAAGTCATAGTCGTTTTGCCAACATCTAACAATCATTTTACCACTCTCTACAAAGAACCCGTTCCATTTGAATTGGTGTTCATGTTCTGAGCATTTAAAACCTGCTTTAAACTCTACTCTATGGAACTCTAGTACGCCATTAGCGTGGATTAGTTCCGTCTGTCCCCATATCTTTCCTGCTTTCATTAAAATTTCTCCTTGAATACTCTTAGTCCTTCGTATTTGCCTTCTTCATCAAACTTGTATATAGGTTTTGCAATAGAGTATGGGTCACATAATCCATCGCCTATATACTTAAATGCTTTCTGAACTGTGCTAGGATTTACATGATTTAAGTACTTATCTACGCAGGTATCTTGTTCTTCTGCATAATTTTCTACTTCTTCATATGTGCCGTACACTAATTCACAATTATCTAGCCTTGCTAGTTCTGTTGTACTCATAATACTCTCCTTCTAAAATGTAACTTATCCCATCTTCCTAGGTCGTACCCAAAGAAGTAGTGTAAGAACAACTGATATATACCTGTAATGTTTTGTATGTCAAACTTATCAACAGATGACTGTGGTATACCTATATCAATTATGTACTTGTTATTTACAAAACAAGAGAAACCTGTTTTTCTACATAACTTTTTCCATTCATCTCTTCTCTTTGGCGTATCGTAGTCTGCATGTCCTACATATCTATCTGTAGTTAGGGAGAAATCATACTGATCTTCTCCTCCTCTGCCAGTCCTGTGATGGGTCTGCCACGTAACTCTGTTATTACCATCTTCATTTCTTACTAAAGGTTGAATGTTATTGAAAAATTCACTGTATTCATTTCTGTGATTACATCGTGGGTCTACTACCCAACCGATTTGTTTCACTTCTGGAAGTAACTTTTTCAATACTACTCTATTTGTGCCAGGGTGTATATTAAAATGCCCCTCTTTTATGTTTCCATAGATGATTACTGGGTCTCTGAAGCCTCTTTTACCTTCAAAGTGTCGTTCTAGTACTGAATCTACGAATGTATACAGACGTAAGTAAAGTCTGTTCTTATTATGTAACAGCCAGCCTTCGGCGCCCTCTGTTGTTTGCCATTCTTCTCCAAATAAGGTGAAGAATTGCTCATCAATGTCAAAAGCAAACAATGCTACCTGGAAGTCTCTGATATCGCGATTAAAGATCACTATACTTCTCCCCTGTTGTCATTTGCTCTTTTAATTCTGCACGTTCATCAGGATCCATTGCTGTTCCTGGTCCAATCTTCAAGGTTTCCCAATCAATATCGGATATAAACGATTGCATCTCACCACTTCTCATCTTATTACACTTAAACTTAATTGCGTTCTCTTCCTTACCCCAATGTTCTAAAGTATACGAGGCATCTACTGCATCTTCGATACCTTTCGAGAATCTTACTTCTCCTTTAGGGTTGGTTTGGAAAGCGGATATGACTAGTACCTCTTGGTCTTGGGCAAGTGCCTTCAATCCTTTAGATATCTCAATCTGTTCAGTCCATTCGTACTGTCCAGAGCGAGATGGAGCATTGTGTCGGCGTACTTGGTTTAGATAATCTACGATTACCATACCCAGGTCGGGATACTCTATTTTCTTTTGCCTAACTGTGCTAATAATCTTAGCAAGTGTAAGCGAAGGATCGTAGAATACATCTAACTGAGCCGTTTTCTTTAAATCACACTTTCGAGTTAGTGCATAATGGAACTTATCAAAATCTTGGGAAACATTCCAGTCCGCTAGAACTTCACTGCCTCCTTCAAATCTATCTGCCCACCATTCACCAATCTTCTTCCACTCTTTCTCATAGAGATTTCTCTTTATGAGTCTGCCTAGTGGAACACCCGTGGCCATACTACACATTCTTTGCAGAATAGGTCGCTGGTCCATCTCGATAGTAAAGTAAAGCACGGAACGTCCTCGTTGTTGGGCATTGACAGCCATATTACAACATGCGAAGGATTTTCCGTGACCTCGTTGCGCTCCCACAATGACCAAATCTTTGGGAGAGAATTGATAGCTAAGGTCATAGTCTTGGTTTAACCCTAAGCCTAAGTACTTAGCTAAGTCTTCATCAGAATCGAACAATTCGACTGATTCCATAGAATCGGAATCGTCTGCCGTATTAACTCGATCTTGAACTTGTACGACCATCTCTTGGAGATAGTCTATGTTTTCTTTAGCGTCTGCGACGCTGATTGTCTCGTCTAAATATGATTCAATCTTGGAAAGGATTTCACTTTGCGTGAAGGAATCCTTTAGATATTCTAGTAGCTCGTGCGCTGGGGTATCTGTAACCACAGCCTCTATCGCAAAAATTTTCTCTTGTAATTCCCTAGAACGTATCTCGTACTTTAAATCTTCAAAAGTAGGTAAAGCATGAAACTTGTGGACGTGTTTATCCACAACCTTCCATAGCTTTTGATAGTCGCCTTCAGGTAAATAATGTTGCTGTAGTCGATTCCAAGTGTCGAAATCTCCTTGCGATAAAAGTTGTTTTAGTAATGCACTTTCTACTGTCATAGTCTCTCCCAAGAAAAATCAAGGGGAGCGAACCCCCCTTGAAATCTTGACAATTAAAAGTTATTTAAGAAGTAACTCTGTCTTTTCTAGCTGATCCGTCGTAGTCTGCGCAAACAAGTCCACGTCTTGTAAGCATGGTTTTAACACCCCTTACAGTTTTACCGATGTCTCCAGCGATTGACTCTACAGTCATGCCGTTGATATCCATGTCAGCTAAAGGATCGGCTTTGCCTGAACCCTTAGTTTCTTTTTGCTTAGGTATAGCGTTTATTTCGCCAGCTCTAAGTAAAGATAGTGCTTTTCCTCTGATTGAGTTAACACTTTTTCCAAGAGATTCTGCAATCTCTTCGATGAACGCACCATCGTTGACCATAGTCACGAAAGTTCCTTCTTCAGACTCGTTATAAGTCTTTACTGATTCAACTTTAGGGGCAGGTTTAACGTGCTCGGTAAGTTGCATAGAAAGGATTTTGCCTTGAATAGACTTTGCACTAAAGTGCGCCCCTTCAAAGTTTGCAGCGATTTCTGCGTATGTGTAAGAACCTGTATTATCAGTCACAAATGCTGATAAGGTAGCCTCTTGTGCGTCACTAAAGGATTTAGTGTTGCTAGATGATGCTAATTCTACGTCGTATCCCATCTTTCTAAGTTTAGAACTTACGCTTCTTACAGAAGTCTCTAAATTCTCAGCAGCGTTAGCTACTGTTACTTGTGATACTGGGCTTTCAGAGCCGACGAAGCTCTCTAAAGATGAAGTTCTTTCATCTGTCCATTTTGGTAATGCCATTTTTATTCTCCGATTAAATCTAAAATGTTGTTTATTATAATGACTCCGCGGTCTTGCGCAGCCTGTGTTTTTGCCGACTCAACTCCTGACTCATTTATAAGATGAGTACAGTCCTTAGTCAGACTATTTTTTACGGCAAAGCCGTGTTTCTCCAGAACTTCCGCCGCATGAGCCTTGCTGGGATATGAATTGAGCCTACCTGAAATACACACAGTACCTGTTAATTCTCTCTTTACTACTCTCGTAGCGGAGAAAGAAAAGGGAAGGTTCTGATTATACTTATTAGGGTAAAATTCTGATTCTAGCCATTGCATTAGGTTGCTTGTAGCCTTCGGGCCGATACCCGCTTCAGTACAACTTTTCTCTGAGATTTCTTCGAGTGAAGAAATTGTCTCGCATAATTTTTGAGAAGCTGACCGACCGAAAAGTGGAATTGAGAAAGCTGGCAATAAAGTTTGCAAATCTACTGATTTTGACTTCTCAATCTCATTTGCTAGTTTTACTGCCATTTTCTCTGAGCCTAGTCTTAAGGAAATATCCTCAACGGTTAGCTCATACAATTCTGGATAGTCTCCGATTTCCAACTTACTAATGCAAGCTGGTCCGAATCCTTTTATTTTGAGTAACTTACCGAAATGTTCCAATTTCTTAGACCACTGCGCGGGACACATCTTGTTAAAGCAGTATAGTAGTTCATTAACGAACTCTACATTACCTTCACAGGAAGGACAACTAGCAGGTGGTAAAATTTGTGTCATTTCGATTTGTTTCTCTTTTCTTATTTATATTGTATATTATAGAGGAAATTTAACCTCTTGTCAAGAACTATTTTTTTATTCCTAACTTTCTTCATCAAGTTCAAAAATTTCATCATCTTCGTAGACATAAGTGTCTGGAGTATAATTTCTCCTTAACTGCCATTCGAACCATAACGTTTTTATCTTCTTAACTATCTTTTGTAAAAAATTCATTTGTTTCTATATCTCTTATAATGCGCTCTGCCATCATCGCATGGGCGGCTTCTAATGGGTGGTCTTTTGCTCCGATTGGCTTTCCATTATTGCATGCCATATCGTAAAATCCCTGTGACTCTAGAAAAGGTAGTTCTGTAACTATTTGTTTTCTATTCATGTCTAGAGACTCCCACCAGTTGTTAGTGTTCTCGTATACTTCCCAATCTAAGATTGGTAGTAAAGGTCTGTACTGACCATGAGAGAATAAGTAATGTAGCTGATGTATACCCTGGGCTTCTAGGAAATATTTGACTGAGAGCATATTCCCAATCGTTAATCTTAGATTCATATGAGCATTTCTAATTACTTTTAGGTATTCTTCTAGGTGTACCTTATCACCTGCCACTAGTTGGTTATCCACATAGGGTATGCTCTGAGGCAATGCTTTTAGACTTTTTGGGTCTAATAAGAATTTTGCCCAAGTTCCGATCGTCCAACTCCAATCAGAGGTTATCTGTGACTTCCTTAGTATTTCATGCCTGTTTATACCAGACCACATACATACTACTAATTGAGGTTTACCGTCTTTATAGGGCTGTCTTGTTGATTGTATAGTTTGCTGATACTTTCCCTTACTAACGTTGTCCGCCTCAAAATAGCGTTGGTGGAAGTTCCCCTTCTGTGCTAGGGGCTTATTGGGGTACTCATGCATAATCGCCTTTTGGTTCCTAATGCTAGTACTGTGATGTAACTTGTTTCCTAGAACTGCATTAAATACTGTTCTTTGGATAAAGTCATTACCTGCCCCTATCTTTCCTTCGTTCCATTCGTGCATCCCTAGTTCTCTAGCTACTAGATTGCTGAACCGACTAACCAATTTGTCCTTTAGTTCCATGCCATTAGTGAAACTACAGCCTGCGAATAATATACTCAAAATACTTTAACTCCATACATTTTCTGGAAGTCAAGAGCATCTTTCCATGTGTCTACAATAGGTTGTCCTTTTATATTAAGACTAGTATTTAACAACATTGGTACTCCTGTTTTTTCGTAATATTCCTCAAGAATTGGTCTGAGTATGCTTGTACTGTCGGGCTTAACAAGTTGTACCCTGGCACTACCATCTACATGGGTCACGCTAGAATAGTCATGTTTAGCTTGAGCAGTATACTGCATATACTCATTCATCTGTCCATCAAAATAATCGGTTGAGAACTCTGACAGGATTGCTGGAGCGAAGGGTCTAAAGTTTTGTCGCCTTTTAATGCGATTGACTGTAGATTTAATATCATAACGAACGTCACCAAGCAAACTCCTGTTGCCCAATGCACGCGGTCCAAATTCTGCCTTTCCATTTGCGACCCCTGCTATTTTATTTTTTACTATATGTTCTGCTATTACTCGTGGATTCGGATAAGCATCTATGTCCGTGCCACAGAATATATTGAAATCACACTTGCGTTTAGCATAACCTAATGCCGCACCTAAACTACTACCAGCATCGCCAGGGTTAGGATAAATCCAAACATTGTCGAAGTGTTGATGTAGTATCTTACTATTAGCTACGCAGTTAAGTGCGACCCCACCTGCATAGCACAAATTCTTTCCCCAGCCGGCAGCTAAGCCTACATACTTTGAAACCTCATGTTCAATATGTAACTGGGCACTTGCGGCAATATCCTCTGGGGAACTGCCTTTAAAATCTTCTAAGGCAAACCCTTTATGCCAATTTGCCCAATCGTTGAAACAATACTTCATGTCAACACTAGGCTCTCCATATGCCGCCATCCCCATAGTTATATACTCATCTTCGTTTGGCTTCAAACCAATACGCTTCGTAATAGCACTATAGAACAGGCCGAGGCTTGTTGGATATAATTTTTCATAAACTTTTTTCAATCTTTTTGAAATAGGATCTACCGTCCAAATACTGATAGTGTCCCACTCTCCAATCGCATCGATCACGAGACATACTACATCCTTATCAAAAGGTGATGTGTAATACGCTCCTGCTGCGTGGCTTTCGTGATGTTTTAAGTGATAATCACAACTATCGAAAATTGTTGTCGACACAGGAGATTGACCAAACTTGGCTCGTCTTCTGTTCTTCAATGGTACGTCCTCATGGAAAACCGATACGTCTGCGGGAACATCACGCATAATCTTTGGGTTGGTTTTGTCGTTCTTCTTTCTTGTTATTCTCTCGGCATGTTTAGCCCATATAACAGTCGCATTACAACTCGTATCGTCAGGCACAGAGACTAATGATACACTAGCATCATGGAAGCCTTCTGATATTCCTTTAATTAACGGCATCTGTTGCCCTTTCTCCAATAAGTTAAATTGTACTTAGTTCCTTTCGTAACTATAGCGCCTCGATGTAGCTGTGCTGAAGGGAATATGATTGCGGTACCCGCTCTGGGTTGCCACTTACCTATACCTTCGAGTTCAAACTCACCACCGTCGAAGTCGTCATTCAAAAAGATACTTACACTAATTCTATTAGCAAGTGTCCTTTTGAATAAATCTTCTACCGATTCATCCTCGTCTCTGTGCCAGCTGAGCTCATAGCCCTTGTGGTACTCATTCATAAATACGTTACTCTTTTCGTCTAATTCAAAATTGTAGGTAGCTTTGTTAAATTCAAGAATAGCATCATCCAGTTTCTGCCAGGAAGCTGATAGAGGTTCTGCCCGATACATCAAATTGTAACTGTCGGTGAAGGTTGCAATGTTTCGTTTTTGCACTCCTGTTTTCCAACCATTGTATGTACCCGCTGGGACTTGAGTTAAGTTCCACTCCTGCGCTGCCTCTATAGTTCTCTCGCACCATTCTTTACCCCAGAAATCTTCTAGTATAGCAAAGTGTGTAAATCCTACTTTATTTATTCGCATCAACGGGGAACTTTGGTAAGTCATCGAATCTATAAAACATTTTGTTTACGTAGTGCCAGTACCAACCTGTGAATCTATGTTTATCTGCTGCTTTTTGAGATATTGCGTATCTATGTCCGTTCTTTGTTATTGTTTTCATTTGTTCCATTTTTTAGGAAAGTCCTCTAGTATCTTGCTCGTAATCTGGAAACATTCTGTATGTCCGCCAAACTTGTGAGCTGGTTTAAGTTTATCACTTAAAAACTTTGCATGTAGGTGTTGTTCCATACAGAATACTTCGTATAATGTAGACGCCCAAGTGCGCTGAATTCTTAAGTCATAACCTTGAAATCCTCGACTTCGTTTTAAGACGTGTCGCCAGTCTTTGCCAGATGCTATTCCAACTTTAATTACTTCTCTCTCCCATGTTGTCTTATTTACTAGGATAACTCCATATAAAACACCATCTCTTTCTTTTTCTAGTGGGTGGTTTGCAAAGTAGGTTTCACTATACTTACCTACGGCTGCCATGCAAAGTCTCCAAATACTATCTTGAGAATACCTGTAATCAGTATAGTACAAGCGGCTGAGTTTAATATTATCAAGGCTCTGTCCTTCCACATAATACCAACTCCCAACCAACCTGCAGAGCCAATTGCTGAGAGGCATAGGTCAAAAAATGGTAATACTTGTGCGCCTCGCAAACACATTGCGACAATCACAATACCACTACTAATCCACTTAAGCCACCAACTCCAGTCGTATCCAAACTCTCCGTCGTTGTATAATCTCTTCCATCTAAGGAACTGCTTTTCAGTGGGTAGATTGTTGTTGCTCAAGTCCTCTCCACTCATCTAATAAATCCTCAAAGTAATCCGCATCTTCCATTTCTTCAATCATATCCCTAAAGAACTCAATGTCTGGAATCTTATGACCGAAAGGTATTTTTGTAACATACACTCTGTATGCCTGTTCTAATTGTGTTTCTAAGTATAAAATCAATCTACTCTCCTCACTATTTTGGGGATTATCTCCCCACTTCTAATAACTTCTACACTACAACCAATCTCTAGCATCATCTCGTCAATGAAACCAATGTTGTGTAATGTAGCCCTCGAGATATTAGCGCCGTTGATGTTGATAGGTTCTAGTATGCCAATAGGAGCAATTACTCCTGACTTACCAGTATTCCACTCTACATCTAGTAGTTTTGTAACTACTCCAGCCTCTCTAGTTTTGTAAGCGTATGCTCCTCTAGGGTGGTGTGAAGTAAATCCATATTTCTCGAAAGCACTATATCTGTCTACTCGGAATACAACTCCATCGTTTGGGAACTCATTCCAGTCAGACTCAGATATAACATTAAACCAATTCTTAAGTAAGTTCATATCTTCTAACCATCGAGCCCCTAAGGGATTCTGTAGTCCATATGCAATAAAGGTTATGTCTCTCTTTTTAAACTCTGCTACATCTTTGAGATTGAGTGCACCTGCCGCATAGTTCCTAGAGTTAGGAATTTCTTTGGGGGCTACTACTTCTCCTGTAATCTGTCTAACACCTGAGAACAGTTGTTTATCTAGTACTGGGGGTACTATATGTCTCATTTTATCACTAATGTCAAGACCAGCTTTGCCGTCACCTCTAGTTAGGGCTTGATGAAAGAAACCATCTACATAAGTTAAAGAGACAGCTGCGCCGTCAAGCTTAGTAGTAGTAACTACAGCATCTTTGCCATAATCTGGAGCTTTATCTTCGTTTGCGAAGA